TTCTAATCTTATCCTTTTATACAGGTAAAGTAGTATTTAGTGCAGAAACCTTAAAACAAGGACTCATGTCTGCAGAAAAATTACTTATGTACGCTAGTGGTCTTATTGGGGGTATCTCTGATATGACTAAAGTGTTGATAGATGATATCTCAGATGAGATGTTGCAGTTCAGCACAGATATGAAAGCAAAGATGGATGAGCTGGAAAAACTTAGTAAGGAGATGAATCAATCCAATGTATTGAATCCATTGATGTTGCTTGGGGAGACGCCTGATGAATATTATAATCGTACAGTACACTCAGGTAACATAGGTGTGAAGGTGTATGAGACGGTTAGCAAGTACGTTAAAACCATGCTAACCTTACCGGAATTTGATGGCTTTTTTGAAATGGTAAGCACACTAAGTTCTTCAGTAGTAGCATCATAACCATAATCTTCTAACAATAGGGTGTTAGCCACATGGTAATAGTTAAGATCACCAAAAGTAGAATAAGACATGACTACTTCAGCCTCCTCAATAACATCCTGGATTACAGTCTCTACTTCAGCAGCACCAGTTACAGAGGTGAGTGGGTACCCTTGAGGTAAACCATGGGTATACATGTTCTTACCATAGGTGTAATAGTTACGTCCTTTGAATGCCAACCCATCAGTCATAGCAGTATTGATAGACTCCATTATATCTTTGTTCAACAAAGCTGCCTCAGCAGCACCCTTCTTTATGGCAGATGGTATAAGGTCATCTGTGATTACCCTAGAGATGGAAGTACCAACGTATCTTTTTCTGGACATGATGATTACTCGTAAAGATAAAAAAAAAGGAGCCTAAGCTCCTTTTAGTGTACATGAAAAATCAAGGCTCAGGAGGCGGAGGCACGGTAGGCATGGTAGTAATACCAATACCATTCAGTAGTTTCTCTACTGATACCCCCAAGAATACATCATGCAGCTTATTCTCTTCATTGGAAGGAGTGAGTTCATCTGTAGTACGGCGAATATTCCAAGTATTCAACAGAAGCTGTGTGGCTTTATGTTCTGCATCCCTAGCAAATCCTTCTGACTGAGCAAGATACAAAGCCTTTTGACGCCCAATAATACTGTCAGCATCCACACCTGTAGACTCTACTTGAGCCAACTCTGTAAGACGTTTCTGTTCCAACACTTCAATCTCTTTGTTGGTACGAGTAACTTGTTGATCCCGCAACAGCAGTTCCTTCTCAAGCACTTGAATCTCAAGATTAGTCTTTTCTTGTGCTAAAACCATCTGCAACGAGGTCTGTAGTACTGCCTGCAAGGAACCCAGATATACCGTAGCATACTCAGAACCTTTGATACGGTTGGCTTGGTACTCAGCATCAAGCTGTGCCTTAACACTCCGCATCAATACATCAAATACACCAACCCCTGCTGTACTCGCAGAGGTTAGTTTATCCAATGTGATTGTGTTATCACTTCCTGAAGCTACGGTAATCATGGGCTTTATCCAGTCAGGTTAATCAATCGAATTTGCCATGGCTTGACGTTGAGCCAAATCATGCAATTCTTCAGGGGTAAGTTGTGGCATTACTTCAATGGCAAACTCTTTGATCAGCTTACCAGTACGGGAGGTATTCCCACGACCATCCTTCTTATTCACAAACACTTGGCACTGACGAGAAACCAACTGATTGTAGATGATACGAGGAACATGCCAACCTTCATCAGCATTGAAGGGAATGTACTTCTTGAAGGTACCTACCGTAGCATTACTTACGGTAAATATCTCACCTGCCCATTCTTTCTTGGCAGGATTCATACAGGTAACACGAATACGGATAAGCTCACTGGCTTCTTGCTTCTTACGCAGTCTACGTTGACCATCAGTTTCCTTTGCAACTACAGGAGCAGCTACCGGAGTTTCTTCTTCTTTGGCTACAGATGGATTCAACGCTGCAGCAATTTTGTCACGCAACTTCTCAACACCAATAGACGGATGATAGGAAATACCCATCAAGTCTGCACGTTTCTTCAGGCTAACGATTTCATCAGGGATAGGCAGATCATCATAAGACTCTTGCATTTTAGTTCTCCAAGGGACAAAGGAAAGGGGAGGTTTCCCTCCCCTTAGTGGTGTTACAGATTACAGGGTGGCAATGGTCTTGATCAAACCAATACGCTCACTACGCAGGATCATGAAGCCGTAGTACCACTTGATGCTCATGAAACCAGTCTCACCATACGGGTCAGTACGGTCAGCAGTTTCAATCCCCGGCTTCTTGTGAGTGGTAACGAACTTCACAGACTTGCCATCAGTTTGGAAACCAATAGTAGTGAAGGAACCATCACCGATACACAGCATCGGGAACACATCATAACGTCCACCAGTAACATGATGAGTAGTATCCCCTGCAGCATCAGCACCAGCACCAGCCCACTTCATCATCTCAGGAACCACGACGATACGGAACTGGTCAATGGCACCAACTTCACCATTCAACAGGGTACCACCAGCAGCATACTTCTCTACCGAGATGAATGCAGGGTTACTGTGCAGATCGGTCATAGCCTTGATCGTAGGCAGCAACTCAGAACCGATGTAGATGACACGCGAAGAACTCAGTGTCTTGGTATCCACCAGACGAGTACCTGTGAAGATAGTCGTATTCTTCGGAGTACGGTTGTTATCCAGATCAATGGACAACCGCATCAGATCACCGTAGGTAACGATGTCATCAGTGCCACTAGTACCCATATCAGAGTTCTGGGTAGCATCACCAGCATAACGAATCGTGCCAGCAGAGTTGATCAAGTCAATCTGCAGAGCATCTTCGGTAATCTCATTGGCACCATTCAACAGTTCACGGTTGATGTGCATTTCCAGTTCAGCATCAGAATCAAAGTCCAGAGACTCTTGGGTGTACTCATCGAAGAAACCAAACTTCTCAAAGGTACCTTCCAGTTCCACACGCTTGAAGCCAACACGATTGACACGGCCACCATTCTCAGAGAGAGCAGGCAACTTACCAGAGATGGAACCAATATCCTTACTGGAGCCGTACAGATTACCAGAACGCTGAGACTTGATAGAACCACCCACAATCTTCGACGCAGCAAGAGCAGCAGCTTCAGTTGTGTAGTAAAAGTTCAAACTGGTGGAAGTAATAACATCTTCTGCCACAGTGAACGTAGTACCCACAACATCCGTATTCAGAATAGTAGCCATCTGAGCATTGGTCTTGGAAGTACCTGCAGTAGCATCGCCACCAACAGCAACAGCACCTACTTGCAGCTTCCAACGAGAAGTATTAGCCACACCGTTAGCACAGTAGACGTAATCACCGGCAACATATGCACGCTTGGTAGTAACACCCCCAGTAGCTTCCTGATCCTTAGGACTACCAATCAGACGGGGAATGTCCAACCAGTATTGAGTGGTGGCAATAGCGACACCAGCAGCATCAATACCTTGATCATTGATATTGCGGTCATCCAGCAACGGCAGGTAGTGATACAGCTTGATCTTCTTACCCATGTTCTTGGGCATGGAAGTAACTTCAGCCAATTGGGAGAAGTACTGTTCCTTGCGGATTTCGATTAGCGCCTTCTTCTTGAAGAAGTCATTAACCACCTGAGTACCAATGGTGGAAGGAGTCCCGCCAAGCGGGTCATTAAATTCACGAGCCATGATTGTATCCTCTTAAACAAATTTGGGAGATAGTTTGGCAAACTCTTCGTCAGACAAACTTAACGGATTAAAGTCCGATTTCAAACTGGAAGATGGTGCACTCTTAGGTGGAGCAGCAGCCAACTTCTTATCACGGAGCTTTGGATCATCTTCCTTCCTCGGTTTCGGAGGGACAACCTTTGCATTGGGGGTCTGGGTGCCTTGGCGTCCCAAATGGTCAAACCCACCTCGTGCTTGGATTGCATCACCAATTTGCCGGTAAGCATCAATGTCACTCAAGCCATTCAACTTCCCAAGTACTCGATTACGCTCTAGTTCCTTCTCAATGATCGGATAAACTCCACTAGCTACGTGGTCATTTATAATCCGCAAGAGTTGAGGATTCTCAGCAACAATCTTCCTACTTGGTTCATCCCACTGTGTACCAACAACGTCAATGGTCTTGGAATACGATGGTGTTTCGCTGAGTTCAGCAATAACATCATCCAGTGCCATTTCCTTTTCGTTTACAGTACGTACATTGGGTTTGTAACCTTCAGCAGTATCAACATCCATTTCCATGGGGTCAATACCACTGTCTTTCACCAACTTCATAATTGCCTTAGGATTCTTCTCCTTTAGGTCAATCAAGAAATTAAGCTCATTCTCATCCAACAAACCATGAGTGTCAAGCAGCTTTAACACCTTAAGGTTAGGTTTAAGTGCTGCCATCTTCTTATTGTAGTTAGCACCCATCTGCATAAGTGTAAGAGCTTCATCCACAGAAGTTACTTGGATATCCTTACCATTGGCTTTAAACGGAGCCAATAGACGTTGATACTCAGCCTTATAGTCTGGGTCTGTAGTCTCAGCTTCAGGAGTTTCAGCAGAAGTCTCTGTAGTGGTTTCTTGTGCTGAAGTCTCAGACTGTTCTTCTGTGTCTTCTTCTGAAGTCTCTGTAGGGGCGGTAGCTTCAGGAGGATAACTGTGTTGTGAGATATCCTCATCAGACATACTCAAGAAGTCTTGAGTTTCAACAACCTCAGGAGTCTCAATAGACTCAGTGCTTTCAATGGTTTCAGTAGTCATTATTGTTCTTCTCCATTAGGGTTTTGACGAATCCAATCCAGTGTTTCATTGTCTGCTTCGATAGTACGGGCTGCTTGTCGTCCCAGGAATTCAATCGTAGTCAGAAAAGAATTTAAACCACCCAAGGCATCAATCTGCTTCTCAATGGAAGCTTGATGCACAGGAGTCTGCATAGCAGGTTCTGCTTTCAGATACACAAGACGTAATGCTTCTTCAATCAAATACCCTTGGGTAACCACAGCATGGAAGTCCCTATTCTTACGGAGACGTTCCAGTGACTGTGCTAAATCCACCTTAGCCTGTGCAGCTTTAATACTATGCTGCAATTGTTCTACTTGGTACTCACTCATTTGGCTTATGCCTCTCAGTTGGAGTTAATTACAAGGGGAGTATATCCTCCCCTCTCCCATTATGGAATAGTTAGCTACGTCCAGCTTGCAGCTT